AAACTCAAAACCATCAACCTGGAATCATTAAAGCAGAGATATGGAGATGAATATGATGAATATGATGTTCATATTTCTCATGAAAGATATCCAATATCCCTTGCAATATCATTGATTCAATCACTGAAGCATGTTCAATGCTTCAAATATCAATGTTCTGAAGGTGATGTTCCAGATACAATGTCCTACAAAGAAATAGAGAAATTAGAAGACCAACTTAGTTGGGAGATCATCTGTAATCTCAAAGAATATAATGAATCCAAATGGGAGTAAAAAATCATGATACAAACCAGACAAAGACCGTATCGGAAAGAGCCCAAGAAAAGGGTTCCTGAACCAACCTATGATTATGTATGCACTTCATGTGGAAAAGGTATATCTGATCATGATGCTCATAATCCAAACTTCATTTGTCCAGATTGTGATAACACAGGACTAGAAAGTGGTTGAAGTCATGCTCATTACGGGCATTTCAACTGTTGTCGGCATAATATTTCTTATGCTGAAAGCAGGAATGAGGAAATGCCTGGAACACGACCTCCTGATTGATATTGCTGTTACAGGTCTCCTCATCTGGGTATTCAGTGGTTCAACCACAGGGATTGTAACAGGAGCCTTCACAGGTGGATTACTCTCACTTCTTCTTTATCTAATCAAAAAGATGACTTGAATTGAATAACAGGGAAATGGTGGTCAGGCCAGATCACCATCGGAATATACCGATAATATCCCTTATTGACGAGGGAGCATTCGGGCTAGGTTAGGGGTTGTACCCAGCTTAACGGGGCCGAAATCCCGTCCTATTGGTAACAGTAGGAGAGCAAACCATCGACAGGTGGAACCTAGGCTAGAGCAGATGACTACGGCAATTGCTCTTTGGAGGTAATAAGTAGAATCCTTCTATTCCATCCCTGTTTTCAACATTACACTTGTATGTTGTCCCTATAATGCTATGTTAGTTAACATAACATGTTATTAGGGATACCCAATGAATTTAAAACAAGCATATGATTTCTATGGTGGTGTCAAACTATCTGAAATCGCTAGAGATTTAGACATATCAGAAGCCTTTGTATCACAAGTGCTATCTGGAAAAAGAAGCTCGTCACAAGTAACCACCGAGCTTAGATTACGTATTGAAAAACGTATCCAAGAACTCAAACGCAACCTATGTCAATGAACAGAGAGAGTTTTGCAGTAGATGACCTAGAAGCCAGACGTAGTGGCATTGGAGGTTCCGATGCTTCTGCAATCATGGGTAATAATAATTACAAGAGTAAGTATGAATTAGCCCGTGAAAAAATAGGTCTGGATGATCCTGCCCCTGTGAGCAACATGGAGTATGTTCAATGGGGGACATGGATGGAAGAATGGTATCTCAGGATTTTCAAGGTTAAAAAACCCAGAGATACCTTCTTCTTTCGTAACAACAATTGGATGTACTGCCATATTGATGGAATCAGCACCAAGTTAAGAACTCTTTATGAAATCAAAGCTCCTGTATTCAACAGTCCGAAATACACGGTTGATAACTGGAGGGATCTTCCTAAACACTATTTATGGCAATGTGTTCATAATGGATTAGTTTATGAACATTCTGGAAAACGTAGAAACAGGAAACTAGAACAAGTCGAACTTGTCATAGTGACTCCTCCTTGCCCTGTGTCCTATGTGATTAACTGGAATCACATGAAAGAGGAAATGGCAGATGACTACTTTGAAACAGCACGTAAATTCTGGATAGATTGTATTAACGATGTATTGCCACCTCCTGAAACGAAAAGGGATATGAAGCTGGCATACCCCTCAGTCAATGTTGCAGAGTACCCAGAGGCTTCTGATGAAGAATTTAAAGAAGTAAAAATTCTTCAGAGACTTAAAACAGACAAAAAGCACACTGAAAGTTGCATTGAACTATCCTCAAACCGTTTAAGAGGAGCAATTAAGGACTTCAATGGATTGTCCCGCAATGGTGAAATCATCGTATCCAATAAGGATACCAAAGCTGGGAACCGTGTTCTCAAAACCTATGACATAAAGGATATTAATGTCTTCTGAACTTATAGAACAAGACAGCAACGTAGTTGCACTACATACCCCATTTGATATTGATCCTAAGCAATTTAAAGCGGCACTAGATCGTAGAGAAGAGAACCGCAAGCAAATGCTTCTTTGGATCAAAGACTCTTTAGTAGAAGGAGTAGACTATGGAATTATCAAAGGGAAGAAATCTCTTTGGAAACCAGGAGCAGAGAAAGTCCGTGGGATGCTTGGAGTTAAAGTAACCTACCCTGATGCAAACAAATACATTGAAGCATGTGCATCTGGAGTTGACATCCAACAAGTAATCATCAAAACAGTAGTAACCAATACGAATGGTATTGAGTTAGCACAAGGAATTGGTGGTCGGACCTTACGGCAGGATGGTGGAGATATCAACAAAGCAGTTAAGATGGCATCCAAATCAGCCAGTATTGATGCAACTCTGAACGTAGCAGGTTTGAGTGAGATATTCACATTGGATCTCGAAGACATGTTTCCTGATGAGATAGAGACTCCTAAGAAAACCAAGGCCCCCTCGAAGCCCCCTGAGAAAGAGACTAAAAAAAAAGTCGAAAAACCAGCAGTAACTGATACAGAATCGAAAAACGAAAAGGATAACATTCCTTTTCAATTCGATCCTACTCCTGAAGACAAGTTAAAGACTTACATTGAAGGATTGGAAGATCCTGCTATGGTCGTAGAAGCTAAACGAATAGCAGATGAAGTCAAAGACCTTGACACTTTAAAGAAGTTATGGATGACTTTTAAAGATGCCAGAGACCAAGAGAATATAGATGAAGAATCCTTCAAGATCATCACTGATATCAAAGACTTAATGAAAGAGATAATCAAATAATATCGGGAGGGAGCGTTGGTCCAGATCTGGCACTCCTCTGGATCAATAACAGTCTGATCCACAATATACTGGATAACGGCATATGTGTTATTTTCTCATTCTAACACAGGGTTTTGGCAAATCGGCCCTACAAAGCTGTGGCTAACGCTCCTTTCGACATAAAGCCCAAAGGTTCTAGATACTGGAGGCTAGAACTTAGTGAAGAAGCAATCTTTGCTTTAGACGATCTATTGGATAAATTCCTTAATGAATATCACGAATCCAATCCTGAATGGTTTCATGGGATGGATATGGATAATCTCAACAGGAGTCATCAAAAAGTGATGGCTCTGATACAACACAGGATCGATAGAGGTGAAATCTAAACTCAAAGCATTATTGAAGATGCCATTGACCGATCGGCAACGCAGAATTTTGATTGTCGAAGAATGTCTTGGAATCTATGAAAAAGAAAAAATAGCAACAATAACAGGTATTTCCATCAATCATATCTATGCAGAATTAAAGGCAATGAAGTCCCAGGTACGTAGTACGTACTTGGTACTAACCGAGCAAGATATATATAATAATAAAGATCTTCATTTAGATAACAATGAAACAGTAGACAATGGGGTTAATAAACCTCAATTAGCTTTAAAGACCAATGAAGGTTATAATAAGCATTATCTAGATATATATAATATATACCCAAAGAAGAGTGATAAACGTAGAGGAGAGAAGATCTTCAAACAGTTGCTCAAGAAGGGGCATACAAAAGAATTCATTCTTCAATGCGTTATGAACTATCTTGAGAGTGGAGGAGAGAATCGAGTCAAGGATAGAGATCCTACCTATGTCAAATCGATTGCTGTTCTTCTAGGTCCAGATGAGCATTATCTCGAATATGCCAAGAGTTCTGACCCAGATGCACCACCAAAGACTTACGAAGACGAAACCAATTCCATATCCAACCTTCTGAATTGAAGTCTAGACATATGGAAAGCAAGCTCAAGTTCACAGAGCATGAGCTTGATGTAATTTTAAAGATTTTGAAACATCAGAAGGATTGGGGTCAGGCGATTACACTTGAAGACACGCTAAACCATCTCATCGAAAAGATAAGGCATGAGTTACAGCAAAATTAAAGATGCGGTAGTCAATTCCAAAAACGATGGAAATCAATGGTTTTTAGATCTCGTCAGAGAAAAAGCCTCACCCGAGGCACGAGAACGTATCGAAAGAGGCATTAGAATGGACGCTACGCCAACTTTTTTCAAAACAGATGATGGAACATCAGTTCCATGTTTTACAGATGTCAACGGGGTCTCTACGGTTTTTGAGTCAGATCTTAAAAAAGTCGATGAATCAAGTAATCTAGTAAAATATGATGCACAACTTCGACAATGCGGAATTGAAGAATATTCAAGAGTAAGTTTCGATAACATCAATACTTATAAATTCTTAGGAAAGAAAACACCAAAAGACCTCATACCTATGTTTGATCAACGCCCATTAGTCTACTTATTCGGAGGAGCAGGCACGGGCAAAACGACTCTTGCGTGTGCCATCGGACGGGACTTCGCACGCAGGGGTCATCCCGTAGTCATCCGTAGATGGAGTAATTGGCTACAGCAATTCAGAGAAGTTTGGGATGATAAATCAGACATGATGATCTCAGAACATATGCAGAAAGCTCAGAATTCATATCTCCTGATATTGGATGAAATAGGAAATGATAAAAAGAAAACTGCAACTGAATTTGAAATAGAACAACTCAGCAGAATTGTCTCAGACCGTTATGGAAATGGGAAACCCATGATCATGACTTCCAATATTGACCCCCAAAAACTAGAAAACATCTATGGCTCGCAAATCAGTTCAAGGATCACGGATACGAACAAAAGCCTCCTCCAACGGTTTGACGGAGAAACTGACTATAGAAAAACCCCAAAAATTGCCCTCGTCCAACCTAGAATGGAAACTTTTTAAGGAAGATTATGACCTCTCCCCAGACGGTTGTTTCAGAATCTACAAACTCCCAGTTGAAAACGGGCATCTTTACTTTTCAGGGCTCTTTACTCGGAGAACAGAAGCAGATAAGGACTACAGTTTCTTATCGAACTTTACCGTATGCTTTGTTCCAGTATGACAATAGGGATATTATATGTCCCTATAAAGAATACGAAATATTGACAATATGGGGTAAACCTATCCCGAAGCCTAGAGAAACCCAGAGGGATCGATGGGCTGAACGACCATCCGTAATGCGTTTCCGTTTCTTAAGAGATGTAGTACGTGGTGCGATGGAGCATTTCAATTTTGTTCCATCAGAAGAACTTGGGCTTATCTACTATATGCAGATGCCCAAGCTTTCCAAGAAGAAGATAGCAGAAAGGCAACATACTGCCCATCGTGTTAGACCCGACTTGGATAATTTGGAAAAAGCAACAGTCGATGCATTGTTTGTTGAAGACTCAGTGCTTTATCGGAAACATTCCACAAAAATGTGGAGTATTGAACCTCGAACCGAAATCTATAACTTACTATGAATCTAGCCGTAATTAGTGGGAACTTTGGATATGATCCAGAATTCCAAGTGAGCAAGAATGGAACTCCTATATTCAAAGGGAGCTTATGTGTAAAGAATCGAAGTCGCAAAAAGACGAATTATATCGATATTGTGGCTTTCAACAAAACAGCAGAACTCATGCGTGATCATCTGAAAAAAGGATCATTCCTCTTAGTAGAAGATGGAGAAATCGATATGGATGAATGGACGGCTGAGGATGGAAAGAAAAGGCGTAAAATCAAAGTCATTGTCAACAGAATGGATTTCGGCCCCAAAGCTGAATCTAAAGCTGGTGTGACCGAAGATATAGATGGCTTCTGAAGGTGAACGCTTAAAAGAGGAGGCACTAGACCTCCTCGAAGAAAAAAGACATGCATGGATAGCAGATGCTCGTAAATACGTCATACAATTAATTAAAATCAGACGTAGCTATGGTGATAAACCTCCCATAGTAACCAGCGATGATGTCTGGAATGGATGTCCTCCTCCTGATGACATAAACCCCAAAGTAATGGGGGCAGTTTTCCGAGTAAAATACGGTTTCAGACCTTTGGGCTACGTTCAGTCAAAACGTAAAAAAGCCCATCACAGACCAATCAGAGAATGGACTTTTGGATGACGTTGTAATGCGAGTCATCAAAAGACATGGAGATGATTGGAAATGCTCTGAATGCGGATGTCCCGTAGACAGAGGCAAAGAAACTCATTGCGATTGTACAGATCCTGATGGATCAGAAAGATTGCAGGAGTTGTATCAGATTGGCGATAAAGTCAACTGATGTATCAACCACCATATTAAAGGAAGATAAATATGGCTAAAGCTCCAATTATTAGTATTCGTCCTCCAAATATAGATAACGTATCGTTTGATATATATGGGACACAACCCCTGATCCAACACAAATGGTCTGAGAAAGCCAAACGACAGATGCTTGATAAGCAGATGAAGAAGGCTCCTGTTGGTAAAGAACCTAAAGATCCTGAACAGGATTTCAAGGATTCTTTATATCTATGCTCAGATGGGAAACATCCTGATGGACCATATGGATTCCCTGCTGTTGGTTTTAAATCTGCGGCAGTCAGAGCCGCTAAACAAGTTCCTGATATGACAATGACCGATGCT